GGCATTCACAGATTTTTTCGGGTCTGGCGGCGAAATCTTTTTTTTTAGGGCAGGCCTCAGCGATGCCGTGGGATCTGTCGTGCCGCGACTGGGAAGACCGGTTGCGCGACGGCCAGTCGCTAGTGCCGACGCTTCCGCTCTGGCAAGACGAGGCAAAACGGGCGATCGAGGTCTTTAATCGCCTCAAATTGCCCGATGTGATCGGCACGCCGACCTTCGGCGAGGCCGGGGGCGCGTGGTTTCTCGACATCGTCGCCGCGCTTTTCGGTTCGCTCGATCCAGCGACGCAGGCGCGCGTGATTCGCGAAGTGTTTCTTCTCGTCCCGAAGAAAAACAACAAGACCACGGGCGGCGCCGGACTTCTGCTCGCGGCAGCTCTGCTCGCGCGCCGGCCGCGCTCGCCGTTTCAGTTCATCGGGCCGACCCAATCGATCGCCGATCAAGCCTTCAGCCAGGCGCTCGGCATGGTGCTGGCGGATCCGGAACTCAAAAAACGGATTTATGTCCAAGAGCATTTGAAGAAGCTGACGGTTATCGCGACCGGTGCCACGCTTCAGGTCAAGACCTTCGACACCAAGATCCAGACGGGTGGCCGGACGATCGGAACCTTGATCGACGAGCTTCACCTGCTGGGCGAAATGCTCAATGCAAGTCGGGTCCTGGGCCAGATCCGCGGCGGCATGATGCCGTTTCCGGAAGCCTTTCTCGTCATGATCACGACGCAGTCGGAGCTACCGCCGGCCGGCGTCTTCAAGACCGAGCTCGAGAATGCCCGCGCGGTCCGCGATGGCCGGGCCGAGGGCGCGTTGCTGCCGGTGCTCTATGAGATGCCGGAACGCCTGCTTACCTCGAATGCGTGGAAGGATCCCGCGCATTGGGCCGCGGTCAATCCAAATGTCGGCCGCTCGGTCTTCGTGCAGCGGCTGATCGAGGACTATGCCAAGGCGCGGGAGAAGGACGAAGGCGAGCTTCGCCGCTGGGCTTCGCAGCATCTCAATATCGAGATTGGTCTCGCGCTGCGCTCGGATCGTTGGGAAGGCGCCGAGTTCTGGGAAAGCACGGTCGAGCCCGAGCTCACCTTCGAGAGCTTGCTCGAGCGCTGCGATGTCATCGTCTTCGGCATCGATGGCGGCGGCCTCGATGACTTGCTCGGGCTTTGCGCGCTTGGCCGCGATAAGATCACGCGCGATTGGCTGGCCTGGTCGCATGCCTGGGCGCATCAAAGCGTGTTCGATCGTCGCAAGGAAATCGCCGATCGGCTGCATGATTTCGAGGACGAAGGCACTCTGACCGTTGTCGCGACGCCCGGCGACGACGTGATTGCCGTGGCGGATTTGATCTCGCGTGCCGACGAAGCGGGGCTTCTTCCGGAAAAGCAGGCGATCGGCGTCGACCCGGCCGGCATCAGCGAGATCGTCGACGAGCTGACCGACCGCGGCATCACCGTCGAGGCCGAGCGCATCATCGGCATTCGGCAAGGCTGGACCTTATCGAGCACGATCAAGACGACGGCACGCCGCCTCGCCGCCGGCACGCTCCGGCATGCCGAGACCAAATTGATGAATTGGTGCCTCGGCAACGCGAAGACAGAAGCCAAAGGTAATGCGGTTCTGATCACGAAGCAGGTATCGGGCTCCGCGAAGATCGACCCGCTGATTGGTATTTTCGCCGCCGTTGCGCTCTTGGCGCGCAACCCCGAAGCGCGCGGCCGCTCGATCTATGACGTGCTCGCGGACGTGGAAGGCACCGCGCCGGCGACCGTCGCCGCAGCGCAGGCCGATCCTGATATCGATATGGCGGTGCTCGCCGATCCGCGGCACCCGCGCTTCGATGAAATGCGCGATCGCTGGGAACGGCGTCACCTGTCCATGGCGGAGGAGGATGGATGATGAGCCTCTTCGGCCGCTTCCGCCAAATCTTCGCCGCGCGCGAGACCAGCGAGCCGAGCTACCCCGACCGGCATCGCGTGCCCTACGTCTTTCGCTCGCTCGCGGGGCCGGTCGTTACCCCCGACACCGCGATTACCGTGCCGGCGGTCTGGGCGTGCTTGCGCTATGTGAGCCAGACCGTCGCGAGCCTGCCGTGGCGCGTGATGCAGGAAACGCAGAAGGGTGGTGAGCTCAAGTCGAGCCATCCGATCGACAATCTGCTCAACAAGCGGCCGAGCGCGGAATGGTCGGCGTTCCAGTTCCGCGAGACCATGGTGCACTGGGCGCTCCGCTGGGGAAATGGTTACGCCGAGATCGAGCGCGATCAGCTCGGCCGGCCCTTCGCGCTCTGGCCCATTCATCCGGAGCGCGTGCTACCGCGTCGCGATATCGAGAACGGCAAACTGGTCTTCGAAGTATCGAATGGTACGAAGGGCAAGGTCATCGTCGACGCGATGGACATGTTCCATTTGCGCGGGTTTGGCGAAGGTCCGATCGGCGTCAACGTCATGCAATATGCGGCCGAGAGCATCGGGTGGGCGAAGGCGGCGCAGCTCTTCGGCGCAGCTTTCTTTGGCAATGGGATGACCGTCAATGGCATCATCCAACAGAAGACGGCGCTGAAGCCTGAAGGCCTCGCACGCTTCAAAGAAGAGTTAAAAAATCTATTCAAAGGCGTGCGGCGCGCTTTCGACGTCATCGTGCTCGACAATGGCGCCGAGTTCAAACAAGTCCAGGTTGACCCCGACAAGGGCCAGTTCCTCGAAACGCAAGAGCATCTTGTGCTCGAAATCTGCCGCTGGTTTGGCGTGCCGCCGCACAAGGTCGCGGCGCTCGATCGCGCGACCCATAGCAACATTGAAAGCCAGACCGTCGAGGTCGTGGTCGACTGTGTGGTGCCTTGGGTCAAGCGGCTCGAGGAAGAGGCTGACTTCAAGCTCTTTGGACAGAACCGGCAAGCGTTCTATTCGAAGATCATGTTGGCTGCCTTGTTGCGCGGCGATGCTGCGGCGCGCGCGGCGCTCTACAAGACGATGTGGGAAACAGGCGCCTTCTCGGCGAATATGATTCTCGCCGGCGAGGACATGAATCAGATCGGGCCCGAAGGCGATAAGCATCTCGTGCAGGCCAATCTGACGACGCTGCAACAGATCGGCGCCGCGCCGATCGCGCTTCCTGCGCCCGGCACCGCCGCCGATCCCGATGCCACGGAAGAGAACGCCGAACCCGCGCCGGACGACGAGCCGGCCGAACGTACGGCGAAAGCCGCACTTATGGTATGGGCGAACGAATTGGATTTCGTCGATGGCTAACCGCCTTCAGACGGGTGCGCTCGCGCTCGCGGCAAATGAAACCGCCGGTGCGCGGCCGAATGCCGGCGCTGGGCCTTGGGCTGCGGTCAATCGCATTCTTTCAGCACTTGGACGGCGCCTCACGGCGCTCGAGCAACGCCCGATTGCACGCGATGGCCGTGATGGTTTCAACGGCCGGGACGGCATTAATGGTCTTGATGGCAAGGATGGCCGCCCTGGCGCGTCCGGCGAGGATGGCGCGCCTGGCCGCGACGGTCTCGATGGCAAAGACGGCATTAACGGTCTCGACGGCAAAAATGGCCTCGCTGGCATGGACGGCGCACCTGGCCGCGATGGCGTTGATGGCAAAGATGGCAAGAATGGTCTCGACGGCAAAGACGGTGCGCCCGGTGCGGATGGTAAGGATGGCGCGCCCGGCTGCGACGGCGTTGATGGCAAAGATGGCAAGGATGGACTCGACGGCAAAGACGGCGCACCTGGCGCGGATGGTGAGGACGGTACCGTCGGCCGCGACGGTCTTGCTGGTCGCGACGGTCGCGACGGCAAAGACGGGCGCGGCATTGTCGCGGTCGAGCGTGACGCGCAAGGCCACGTTGTGCTGCGCTTTTCCGACGGTGCGAGCGAGATCTTCGATCTGAAGGGCCCTCCGGGCAAGGATGGCCGTGACGGGGTGAATGGCAAAGACGGCAATCCTGGCCATGACGGGCGCGACGGCAAGGATGGCGTTCCTGGAAAACAAGGGGCGCCCGGAAAAGCCGGCCGCGATGGCAAAGATGGCGCGGCGGGTGCGGCAGGATCGGCGCTCGAGCTCGGTTACGTGCAAAATGCCGAACTCTCCACGCGCAATCTCTCAAATCTGAATGTTCGCGAGCTCATCATCGATGGCGAGCGTCTGCGCGTTCTTGTATTGCCCGGAGGCTGATCATGCATATCGACCGAGGCATTTTGGCCGCGTCGCCCGTGCTGCGCCCGAATTTCGCGCGGCAAAAGGATCAGCCGCCAAAGCTTCCAGCGCATTACAGCGTCAAGGCGAACGGCGATGCTGCCGAGATCTACCTTTATGGGGCGATCGGCAGCAGCTGGTTTGACGAAGGTATTACCGCAAGCCAATTCGCCAAAGATCTGAAGGCGCTCGGCGCGGTGAAATCGATCGACGTGCGCGTCAACTCTCCCGGCGGCGACGTCTTCGAAGGCCGCGCGATCTACAATCTTCTCGCCGGGCATCCTGCGGATATCACCGTCTACATCGACGCTGAGGCTTCCTCGATCGCGAGCCTCATCGCCATGGCGGGCAAGCAAATCCACATGGCCGAAGGATCGCTGATGATGATCCATTGCGCCTGGGGCTTCGCCATGGGCAATGCGAGCGAGATGCGCAATCAGGCTGATCTGCTCGACGTCATCGATCAGACGCTCGTCGATACTTATGTCAATCGCACGCGCAATGCGGCGAAGCAGGTCAAGTCCTGGATGGATGCCGAGACCTGGATGAACCCGGCCGAGGCCCAGGCGCGCGGCTTTTGCGATGTCATCGACGAGCCGATGAAGGTCGCGGCGATGTCGGTCGACCGCGCCAAATTCCATTGCTTCCGGATGCCGCTCGTCACCCATCGGCCCAATCGTGCCGCCGCCGCGGCCGCGCTCGCGCGCGTTATTAAAGCCTGAAATTTCGATTCCGGGTCAAACCGGGTAACCCCGCGCCTGGGTCTTAGGCGTCCTATGCCTTCGGTCTGAAAGCCCAGGCAATCGACATGGAGCAGTAAATGAAAAAGGCCTCCCTGGCCCTGCTGGCCTGTGCAGCGGGACTTCCCATCTTCGCAATGGCGGATCCTGCCGCCATGCTGGAAAAGCTTCGCGCTGATCTCACGGCAGCGCGCACCGGTTCGGAAGCGATCGTCGCCGCGGCCGACGACGAAGGGCGCGACCTAACGCCCGAAGAATTGAAGGACGTCGAAGCCTTCGCCGACAAGATTAAGGGACTGCAGCGTCAGATCGACGCGCGTTCCGCGCTCGTGCCGCAAGGGTCCGGCCGCCGGACGTCCGCCGAGCCTGCCAATAAGGATGGCATCATCATTCCCGCTCAGGCGCGTACCAATGATGGGCGCATGGGCTTCCGCAGCTTCGGGGAGTTCGCTCAATCGGTCCGCAATCACGCGCGGCAGCGCTATGACGATGATGGCGTGAAGCGCCTCATGGCCGCGCAGACGACGCTCGGCAATGAAGGCACCGGTGCCGATGGTGGCTTCGCCGTGCCGCCGGATTTCCGGCAATCGATCTGGGTCAAGGTCATGGATCAGGAAAATCTCCTGACCCGCTGCGACCAGCTCGAGACCGCTTCCAACTCGATGACCTATCCGAAAGATGAGACGACGCCCTGGGATACGACCAATGGCATTCAGGTCAATTGGGAAGGCGAAGGTCAAGCGCCGACGGTGACCAAGCCGCAATTGCAAATGGCGACCATTCGCCTTGCAAAACTGATGGCGCTTGTGCCGATTTCGGATGAGTTGCTCGACGACGCGCCCGGTCTCGAGTCCTGGCTGCGCGCCAAGGCGCCGGCCAAGATGCAGGCCAAAATCAATACCGCGATCATCTCGGGCACCGGCGTCGGCCAGCCGCTCGGCATTCTCAATGCGAAATCGCTGATCACCATCTCGGCCGAAACTTCGCAGGCGACCGCGACGATCTATTTCGCGAACATTCAAAAGATGTGGGCACGGCTCTATGCACCGTGCCGCCGCAATGCGGTCTGGTTGATCAACCAGGACGTCGAGCCGCAATTGAACGCCATGGCGTTCGATCCGAAAGCGACTTCGAAGGTCCCGGCCTATATGCCGCCTGGTGGCCTGTCGGAAAGCCCCTATGGCTTGCTGATGAGCCGACCCGTCGTGCCGGTCGAGGCCTGCTCGACCATCGGCACGGCCGG